GGACTTATGAGATACGACCATAACGGTGTTTTACAGATTGATATACAAGATTGGGAGCTTGCAGGGCTTTCATATGAGGTGTATAAAAATGCCAAAAGACGTCGCTTGATCATAGCAACAAAAGGAGATCCCGGCAAACCGGTTGAGATAGAATTTGACAGCATACCCGACAGGTATAAGGATGCCATCATTGCACACTTTGGAGACCCCGGCACATATGCCCATGATCAGGTCATTGCCATGTATTTACCAGACACAGAGGATGCCCTTGGCTTCTTTCTGAATCATTTAAATGCCGATCAAGTGGATGCAGCTGTGGCTAGATTTCAATGGATTGCCTTAGCTGCCATGATCTCCAATGAATGTCTACCAGAGCACGTAAATAAGCATTTTATGGCCAACCATTTTGAGGCCTTTTTTGCCTTAATCAAGGCCCAGAAGATCAAGCTTCCTACAAGTTACTCCAAGCTAAAAAAGATGGTAAAGGCCTATGAGGTGGATGGAATCGAATCTTTACTTAGTGGCAAGATGGGTAATGTAAATTCTGTAAAAATTCACCAGGAGGCCGGGGATTATTTAGTTGCCTGCTTTAGCCTGCCAACCAAACCAACCTATGATCTGGTGTTTGCCAACTACAACCTCCATGCCAAGGATCAAGGCTGGGAGGTGTTAAAGAGCAAATCAGCCATTTACACGTTCTTGAATAAACCGGAGGTTAAGCGCCGATGGTTTGGCCCCAGGCATGGCTATCTCCTGGCAAAGGAGAAATACGGCTATACACTCAAAACAAAACTGCCCACATTCAGAGATGCCCTGTGGTATTCAGATGGAACGAAGCTCAACTACTACATCAAGAGAGGTAGCAAGGTTGAGACGCTTAATGTATATGAGGTAGTGGATGTATTTTCCGAGTGCCTCCTGGGATATTGCATCAGCCAAACGGAGGATTTCGTGGCCCAATATGAAGCCTATAAAATGGCTATTGAGTTCTCACAAGCCAAGCCCTATCAAATTGGATACGACGGTCAAGGTGGTCACAAAAAGAACAAATCGTTTTTAAGCAAGCTCTCACGTGTAGGCTTTGCCGTACAGCCCTATAATGGTAAGAGTAAAACCATAGAAAGTGTGTTTGGTCGAATGCAAAAGACCATGCGATCTGCTTGGTATTCTACGGGCCAAAACATCACAGCCAAGACGCTGGACTCCCGGGCAAACCAGGAGTTTATTGCTGAGCACAAAAAAGACCTTCCTCAACTATTAGATGTGATTAAGGAGTATGAGTCTAAAAGACAGGAGTGGAACAATGCCATTCATCCAACGCACAAAATACCTAGAAAGCAGCTGTACCTACAAAGTCAAAACCCACATCATCAGCCGGTTGGTTATATCCAGATGGTTGAACTGTTCTGGTTGGAAAGCAAGCCCATTAAGTACTATACACATGGCATATCCATCACCATTCAAGGAGAGCAGTATGAGTTTGAAGTCCTCAAGGACGGCATGCCGGATGTTGAATTTAGACGCAAATACATTGATGCCAGATTTGTCATCAAGTATGATCCGGCCAACCTAGGCCATGTACGGCTTTACAGTCAAAAGGGAGGTAGTTTAAAGTTTGTGGACGTAGCCGAAACACGGCTGGTGGTTCCAAGAGCCATCGTGGACTATGCCCCAGGGGACAGAGAGCGGATTTCAGCCCTACTGGATGTTAGACGTGGAGAAATAGATCAAATGAAAAAACAAGCAGCCGATACGGCAGAGGCCACCGGCGTGCGAGCCGAAGATCTTGTCAACTCCTTTGGTAGTTACACCAAGATCGTGAGCAATATGGACCATGAAGAGGATGACGAGCAACACTGGACCGATAAAGTATAAACATAAAGAGCCCCAAAGCCTGTAAGCAGTGGAGCTCGGTAATAAATCACAAAAAAGTAAACAAAATTATGAATCATTCACAAAAAAGAACCATCCAGAAACTAACAGGGGATAAGATTCTGCTGGCTGGTAGTCAAAACAGGTATGCCAAATCCGTTGGCATAAGCCCCGCACAGATGACCAATTTAATGACCGACAAGTGGCACCACTTGAGTCCGGAGATGTGGAGAAAGTTGGCAGACGCAGCCGGGTTCAAGGACCGGGTTTGGGAGATCGTACAAACGAGATCCTTTAAGGATCTTACCGCCATTTATTCGGATGCCCGGATCAATGGGTCTACCTATGGCATTACTGGAGGAGCCGGTTGTGGCAAAACCTTGGCATCTCAATGGTACAAGGATCACCACGCCAATGTGTTTGCCCTTGCCTGCGCTGAGTATTGGAATAAAAAGAGCTTTCTCTCTGAGTTGTACAAAGCCATGGGAGGATCTCCACAAGGAAACACAGTGTATGAGCTTATGGATGCCGTGGAGACAGAGGTGCTCCGCAGAGGAGATGGTTGCCTGATTATTCTGGATGAGGCCGACAAGCTTAAGGATGAGGTTCTTTATTTCTTTATTACCCTATACAATAGGCTACACAGCAAGTGTGGAATTGTCTTGCAGTCAACTGATTTTATGGAAAGAAGGGTCTTAAAAGGCCTGAGATTGGGTAGACGGGGCTATGCAGAAATATTCAGCAGAATGGGCAGGAGATTTGTCCAGCTATCTGAGCCCAATACCAGTGACATCACCATGGTATGCATGGCCAATAAGATCATGGGATCAGACATCGATGATGTAATTAAAAAATCTGATTCAGATCTCCGGAGAGTTGAGCGGTTGATCCATGCCAAGATCACTAAAAAAATGGAGGTGTCAGATGCGGCCTAATAAACTACACTCAATCCACGACACACGCGCCGGAGTGTTTAACGCCATCAGCGGTGCCTTAGTTAACATTGCCTCCCCGCAAGAGGAAACAATCCATCTGGAGGACATTGCACATGCTTTGTCCTTTGAGTGCCGATTTGGCAACCACATACCTGTATTCTACACAGTAGCCCAACACTCAGTCCTTGTGGCTCATTTGGTGTGGCGTGACACAGGAGATCCAGATAAAGCACTGGCCGCATTATTCCACGATGCATCTGAGGCATATCTCAGGGACATAATAAAACCATTAAAAGTGGTTCTTGGTCGTGCCTATACAGACCTAGAGGAGCGCTTTACAGATGTCATTTTTAGCAAGTTTAACCTCAATAAGGAGCATCTGCCGGGTGTTAAAAGGTTTGATACCATGATGCTGGAAGTGGAACACTTAGCCTTTCGACAAGGCTACAGAATAGAGATGCTCAATGTGTTGGCCTTGTGCGGTTTTGGGTTTGATGCTGCCTGGAGCTCAACAGATGCAAGGTTGCACTTTAAGAACTCTTATTACAAGTTTAGCAGGATGTCTGTTTTGAATAAGTTAGACATTACCGGGGAGGGAGGCGTACGTGTCAGCTAGAATCAATCCAACAAGGACCATGAGCATCAAGGTGATCAAGGAGCGGAGATACCACTCCTTGGACAGCCTTGATCGGCAATGGCTGGATCTCTTTGGAGATTTGGAGCGAAATTTTAGGATGATCATCTATGGTGCTCCTACCTCGGGCAAGAGCTCTTTAGCCTTGATGTTCGCCAATCACCTGGCCAAAAAGATTGGTAAGGTATTGTACAACAGCTGGGAGGAAGGTCTTAATAAGACGGTTCAGTCCCGAATCACCGAAAGGGGCATTGATGCCCCCAAGCTCTATGTGGCAGATCGAATGCCGTTTGATGAGCTGGTGCGGGTTATAAAGTCAAGGTCTTACCGGGTTGTGGTGATTGACAGCGTGAAATTCATGGATTTCACTTATATCCAATATAAGAAGCTCACGAGCTTATATCCACACAAGAGCTTTGTGTTTTTAGCCCACGGTGAGGCGCAAGGCCGCCCTGAGGGAGCTGCCGACATTCACAAGGCCTGTGATGTGAAGGTATTTGTCAAACACGGTCAAGCCAAGGTGGTTAGCAGGTACCTAGGCCAGCCAACTTCTATCAAGCTGTTTGATTACCACAGATCTCCAGCACTTAACGGACAAAAACAAATGCAACTAAAATGAGTACCGAGGATAACTACAGCCATTTTGATCCATGGGATGATCCAGATTATCGCCAGGTGATCATAGGATATGAGTGCCTGGGGTGTGGACACGTTCAGGATATGGATGATTGGGATGGTCAATGTGACTGGTGCTGTGGATGCTCCTTGTCTGCTATTTACGAATAATAATAAACAACATGAACAAGCAAAGATTTTATAAAGCAATGGGCATCACAAACGATGTCTTTAATACGGTCCAATATGAGGCTGGTGTGGAGTTTCTGCACCACTATATAGGGCCCAATGATCCCTTTATCCAGTGCATCCTTGAAACCGCAGAGTTTTGGGCCTGGTGGAGCAATCAATTTGAGCAAGACGCTCAAGTTTACCTGGATTTGGATACGGATCCAACAGAGGCCCGCTGGAGATTGTGGCATACGCCAGAGAGAGTGGTTGCCACACCTTGGAAAAAAGCACTGGAGGCTGGTTACGAGCTCATGGTTACCGAGGTAATTGGAAAGGAGGTTTTGAATGGATAATCAAACAATTGACCTCATAGCAGGCGTTCTGGCTGTAGCCGAAAACGAATTGCACGCCAAAGGCGCCAAAGGAGTGACGCTGGTTGCCATCACGAGCGAGGGTAACGTCTGGGAGTTGGAGGCCACAAGAGGCAAACTGTTTGCCTCGGGAAACGAAGGCATGGTTGACTACATCAAAAGGATCACAGAACAGGCCTTTGGCATCCCAATTGGGTCCATCATGACACCCTCCAGATCGCCTCTTTACGTCAATCCTAGACAGGTGGCCATGGTTACATTGGGGAAGGTTCATCCGGCATATAAGCCCGAGGAAATTGGCTCATTCTTTGACCGTGACCGCACGGCGTATTCATACGCAATTAAAAAATATGACTGCTACTGTCAAACAGAGGCAGAATACAGTAAAACAGCAAAACAAGTACTTCAAAAAGCCATTAATTATGTCAAAGAGATTGAAAGCCAAGGCAAGCTCACTGAGCTTGTGGTTGAGGGATAAGGATCCAAGCCATCCGCGCTTTGCCCACAAACAGGATCAATACAATGAAACAAAAAGGCTCCTGGAATTGAGCCAAAAATTAGATAAACGATTTAGCCAGATGCTCAACCAGGAGCAGCAGGCAGTAATTAACAGCAACACAAATGAAACGAACAAAAACAACAGCTATTCTACCGCCGGTTGATCTATCGGGAGCAGAGAGTGTAATGGCAAAGTATGCCAAGTCAGACGCCAGACTAGAGCAGCTAAATGCTCAAATGGATGAGCAATTTGCAGAAATTCGAGCAGGCAACGCCAAGGAGCTTCAACAGCTCCAGGAGGATTCAATCCTTTGCTTTAAGCAAATGCAAATGTTTGCCGAATCAAACCCGGACCTGTTTCCGAGAAAAAAGAGCTATCAGATGAGCCAGGGCTTGATTGGATTTAGAACAGGTACGCCAAAGCTAAAAACAGCAAAAGGCTTCACCTGGGCCTCAGTCCTAGAGATGCTCAAGGTGAAGCTTCCAAAGTATGTTAAGACCGTAGAGGCCCCAATCAAGGATAAACTCTTGGCAGACCGGGAAAACAGTAAGATCAAGGCTATGCTGCCAACAGTTGGCCTAGAGGTTGTGCAGGATGAGACATTTTTTGTTGAGCTCAAAAAGGAGGAGCTACAGCCCGCATAACACCGCCAGCTTGGAGATTGTGGAGTGGATCGTTTCCACTCCCTGGCTCAAATCAATACACAAATGAAAACGGTATCTAAAGACCAAATCAAGGCCATTTATGCCATGATCGCTAGGCATAAGCTTGACAAGGAGGATGTGATCTGGCGGGCCACAGAGGGTAGGACATCTCATGTGAGTGATTTGACCTGGTATGAGGCCAAAGATATCCTCCAGGCTTTCCAGTTTAAACCCGGGCCTGATGACACCGACAGAGCTAAGTGGCACAAGGCCAATGTGATGAGGAGGAAGATCATCTCCTGCTGTTATACCATGAATATGACCAAATATGCCGGCAAGATCGACATGGACAAGGTGAATGATTTGATCAAGAACAAAGGCTATTTAAAGAACAAGGGCAAGGTTTTGCTCAACGATTATACCGTTGATGAGTTACCCATCTTGGTGACTCAAATAGATAAATTTATGAGTCATTATTTAACCAAACGAATGAGCAAAAATGGCTAACAAGATCAAGGCTTTACGTAGCGCAAAGCAAAAGCGCCTAGAGATTAGAAACACGGCCATCAGGCAGGACTTTAAATCTTGGGATACGACAAAATACAGACTCGATCACATCTTGACCGAGATGGAGAAGAAGTGGTATTTGGCTCCGGATACCATTTATAGGATCATCCTATTTAAAAAACCGTATGACATAAATTAACAATCAAATGAACTGGACAGAGACAACAGTTGACTCCCAGACCCTGCCCATGGATGGCAGGTTTGTGGAGTATGAGTTGGATAGCGGCACGCTTCACAGGGGCCATTACAACTCACAGATTAAACAATTTTGGAGCAATCCAAGCCAATGGGCTGAGGCCTTTGAGGTGGTTAAATGGAGATACCTATGAGACAGCTGGTTGTTGCCACGGTGAGCATCCATGTGGTGAGAGAGTTTAGCCAGTTGATCAACGGTGAGGCAATTGCCGTGGAGTTTTGGCTCATGAACAGAGAACGTAGGACATGGGCATCCATCATGATCGATTTGGCTAAAGTGTTGGATGCAAAGTCTAAATCAGACAAGTCGGAGATCAAGCTAAAGCTGGCCTATCATGAGGCTGAGGCTTTGTATAAGTATATAAACTCACTTTGGTTCAGTGAGTATGATTTTGGGACCATCTCACCCATGGTTGGAAACTTTTTTATGGCCTTAGATAAACAATTGATATGAGTGTAAAGATGACAAAGCAAGAGCGTGCAATAACGCAAAGATTCTTCGATGAAGTAAGCGACTTCATGACATGGGAGCAAGCACAAAAGTGTCTTAATATAGCAAAAGACCATCACCTCGAGCGGTTGGGTGATCTTCCAAGTGACAAACGGATAGATCAGTTGGCAATCACGGAACTACATGAATCCAAGGAGTATCGAAACCTGCCAATAAAAGAAAAAATTGCGGCCCTTGCGGGTGTGCGATCGGGTGCAAAATGGTTTAGAGATGAGCATGTTTTAAACCAAAAAAGCCAATGAAACCCTGGTATATTAAAATTTATCCGTTGGTTGTTTCAAGACATGTTTTCAAAATGCTTTAAACACCATGTTTAAATCAAAAGAGCAAGGAAGATGAATAAGGTAGATCAGTGCCCGAGTAATGATTTTGAACAAGGTAATGCTAATGGTAGGTGTTGGGGTGACGGTCATTATCGGTGTAAAGTCTGCAAACACTATCGAGCAGATTTTAAGCGTAACGGCCAGGAGTACATTGATTTTGTACACGTAATGAACAAACAGGTTGAAATATCAATATTATGAAAGCACAAGAACTAAGAAAAGCATGGAGAGAAAGCAAAGGATTTAAGAGTCCGTTTACTGACGAAGATTTAGAGCAGTTCGCCGAAGCCTACCATCTTGAACGGTTGAGAAGGTTGACCGATAATGAATTACTAATGCTTTGTCCAGTGGAATCGCATGAAATACCAACGATGCTTGATGGTAAGTTTAGTTCATGGGAAAAATATTATGGCGCTAAACGGCTCATCTATCACTTAATCGCTAAAGCAAAACAGAAATGAAAGCATATAAAACTGAATATTTAGGCTCAACGATCATCCACTCGAGCTATAAAACGATGATGGAATGTTTGTCAATGGATTTAGATAATATGGAAATCGGAGACACCGAGGATATTAAAATAACAGGTATCGAAATGAGCGAAGCCGATATAGAGGCTCTGGACGAGTTTGAGGGATTTTAATATCAATATGAAAACGGAAGCCATTCATTCGAGCAAACATCCTGAGAGGTGTACTTTATGCAAACGGAAGATGAGTCTGTTTGCATTTTATAAAGGTGGGGAATATTGCCCAATGTGTATCCAGTTATTTTCATGCTAAAAAAAAGAGAAATAAAAAATAAAATTGAACAAGAATGAATAAGGAAGAACAGTTTTTGAGAAAAAAGTTAGCTGAAAAATTCGGCACAGATATTAATTCATCAGCCATTGACTCTTTACTGGAGGGTGGAATGGCAAAAGACAATCTATTATGGCTCAAAGAATACCACTTAGAGCAGGCCGAAGAATTATTGAAAGGATTTGGTGAAGAATTAAATGAGTGGGGTTATTCAATATCTACTCGCGTTCTTAATCGCACAATAGAGGATTACTTAATCAAGATAAATGGAGGCAATTAATCAATTAGCATCATAATATTAAGAACATGAAAAAGATATATTTAGTAAAAGAAAACATAGTGGGTGGAGCCTATATAGCGTCATTCGACAGCAGGGAGTATGCTTATTTATTTGTGGGGGCGTTTGGTGGAGATTTGGATATATGGGAGGTGGACGTGAATCCCAATCTGTCAAAAATTAAAAGAGGATTGTCTTATTGGCTAGTGGGTCTGGATAAGGATGTTGACATCTGTACGACTCAGCGATACGTTTGGCAATTGGAAAAGGGTGACTACGTTTATCGCACATTTCATGACGGCAGTTCCATTGTTTATGTGTGGGCAAAAGATGCCAAGCATGCTGAGTCCAAGGCAAGAAAAATGGTGGCATTAAAAGCAGACGAATCAAGCAAATAGGAGCAGAATGTTTACAATCAAAAGACGACAAACGTATTGGGAGGCTTGGGTCAATGGAGATTTAGTCCACTGGGACGAGGATATTGAAGCCGTGCTGGATTATCTGCGGGAAAATATCGACGACATCATGGAGGAGTATTTTGAATCATAGAATTAATGATGATTATGAAAAAAAAAGATCAATACACGATAACACTAATAAAGGCTCAACTTCTACATAAAACTATTGACAGGTTGTTTTTTTTATCACGCGCGACGGCAGACCTAATGCATGAATTTTTAGATGATGTCATTACAGATGGTCATCTTCTAGATAGGACAAAAAAAACAGAGTGGAGGGAAGATCCCAATGGTGAGCTTCTTGAAAGTTTAGGCCAATAGCGATGATGAGGTACAGATTAGAAACCAAAACCCTGGCGGGATATCTCTATTTTGAGTACGACAAAAACGGCATTTTAACGCTGTTTAAAAACCATTCAAGCTTAGAGCCCTACCAAGTTAATGTGTTGATTGGCAGGTTCCCAATGACCGAGGAGATGCTTAGGGCGTTTACCAAGGCATCCAAGTCAAAGCTGATCTTGGTACCAGAGGATCTGACTTTTGAGCGGTTTTGGAGCTTGTTTGCCTATAAGGTTGGTAAAATACCAAGATGCAGGAAGCTCTGGAGTGCTTTGGAAGATGCCGATAAGGCTGCTGTCTTAGAGAGCATACCACAATATAAAAGGTGGATATCTAGGAGATCGGTCGAGCACATATATCCTGAGACGTATCTGGCTCAGGAGAGATGGAAAAATGAATTTATTGGATAGCTATGAGTAACAAACCAAACATCAAATCTAGGAGCCTGCTTACATTTAAGGTGCATGTTCCGGAGTTGATCAACAACATCACCAAAAAAGCCATTGCCAGAGGGTATGACCAGGATGGTACTGACTTAAATCAACTCAGAGTATTATTGGCTCAGGTATCTGAGAGATCCATCGATCTGCAGGATCCGATCTTGAGCGATCTTATGTGTAGGATGTCTCTTTATGAGCAGGCGGATGTAAACAGCACAAAGTACAGCAGGCTATTTGTTCTTAAGTCCAGGCGGGCTGCCTCTGTGCAGCGTAAAACAGGAAAGCGGAACAGCCGTAACAAATAACATCCAAAGGATCAGCAGTAAAGCTGGAGGAGATCATTGGTAGAATCACCTCAAAAATTAAGGCAGACAGGCCCACAACCAGCAGGATGTGGGCCTTTTGTATTGTCCTAGATCTACCAGCTCTTTGCTCAACCAATGCAGCTGCATGGAGTATGGCAGGTACAAATAGTATGTCATCTAAATAGGATCTTACCATCACTATAGACATGTCTGATGCCTGGAGAATTTGGCTACCAGTAAAGATGGCAAGGATGGTTAAAAGCGCTTTCAAAACCCAAATAGTATTACTGATAGGGCCGCTATAGCCATGAGAACAAGTATAGTGTTTAGGGAACTCTTTTTGGTTTCAACAATGACTTTTTGAGGCTGTTCTTTTTGCCAAACAACATGTCTTCTTGGGTTGGGTTTAAGAAACTCGTTGCAGTGCTTGCATTTTATTGCTTCTGAAAGGATCTGCTCATGGCAGAATGGACAATTTTTGTGTTGCATATTTCAAGGTTTTTTGGTTGTACTATGGCATAAATATAACAAAAACCAAGCCAACACTCATCAGCTTGGCGCATCGGGCAGCACAAAATCACTGACCATCTTATCTGCCGGTGCACCTAGTGTCTTTTTGTATTGGACATCTGAGTTGGCCTCCGCATCCACAAATTTAGCGCTAGGCTTGGCGGTGATATCGGTGATGGTGGTGGCAAAGTCCAAGATGGTCACAATAAAGTTTCCATGTTCCTCATCCTCCTCATCTCCCACTCGAATCATGGGAGTAAATGTGGCGCCTTGTAGTCCCTGCAGGGTTTTATACACCTCTTCGTTGAAGTCAAAGAAGCTGATGGCAAGTGCCTGATCTGGGCTGCCATCAAAGCTGTCGGCATAATTCTCACAGATAACCTTGAATCTCATAGTTGTCTCACCTTGCTGAGTAGTGGGATTCAGGGTGGTCCATCTGGTTTGGCCAAAGCTCATCAGTATGGCGGGCATGGGCAATGGATGGAATTGCTCTAGGTTGTTAAGCTGGCCCATGTCTTTATCAATCCAAGCCAGTGCAGGTACATCGCCTGCTCCATTTAAATTGGTTTTTAAATACTCTGTGATGGCGATGTAGATGTCTTTTTTAACGCTCATATTATTGCTCTTTTTACCAGGTGATCAATCAGCCGATCAATTTTATCGTTGAGGTCTTTGGAGTGATAAATAAATGGCCTTTTAGGAATGACAAAGGATTTCTTGGATGTAAGTGCTAAGCTTTTCCAGATCATGGCCTTCTCACTAATGGACGCATTTCGTTTGTCTTTTCTTGCAGCTCCGGATTTTGTCAGGCCAATACGCTCCATTTCTTTGTGATACATGGCCCAAAAAAACCGCCTCATCCGAGGTGTTATCAGTATGGTACCGCCCTCATTATGAATCTCAGCATAGGGCTTGTTGCTATACACTCGAGCCATCCTTTTTGAACTTTGGTGTCGGATGGATCTCACCAAACTCCCTCTGCCCATCAATATGGCCTTGCGGTTGCCTGGCCACTCAAAGCTCCTAGGCTTCCAAGGTATCAACACACCGTCCTGCTTGCCCTGTTTGGCAAAGCTGGCTTTGAAAAACGCTTTAGCCGTTTTGGCAATATTCCTTGAGGTTCCCGCTAGGCCTGCCTGGAATTTGGTCAAAGAGATTCGTAGTGTTGCTCCGGAGTTGTTCATAACTATAAGGCTGCCTCTGCATCCATGACAGCTCTGTTAAGCGCATCCTGCAGCATTTTTTTGACCTCTGCGGTACTTTCTTTTAAATGGTTGTCCGTTTACATGTACCAAACGGCTGCTGAGGCCGCTAACAGCAGGCGTTCGAACATAATATGAGCAAGATACCGTCGGTTTAGTTTGTAACAAAATTCATCAAGATAATTT